TGTAATCCAGATGGTCCTTATCATTGGTTCAAAGTAGAGTGGATTAATCAATTAGAAAAGCAGAATGCATTTGAATTACATTTCTTATTAGATGACAATCCAAGCTTATCTGATAAAACAAAAGCTAAGTATAAGCGAAGATTTAGTGGTGTATTCTATGAGAGATTTATATTAGGTTTATGGGTTATAGCAGAGGGAGTTATCTATTCAATGTTTACTCCAAGCATGATAGTTAAGAGAGTACCAAGAGGTGTTAAGATAAATAGAAAGTGGATTGGAGTAGATTATGGTCAGAGCAATGCTACAACTTTTATTCTTGTAGGTTTAGGTTCTGATAATAAGATATATATATTAGATGAATACTACCACGAAGGAAGGAAATCTCAGGTGCAGAAATCACCTTCAAAGTATAGTAAGGATTATTTTAAGTGGAAAATAAAGAATGGAGTAGAGGGTGCTATGGTAAGAACTGAATATACATATGTAGACCCATCTGCTAAAGGATTCATTGCTCAATTATGGGATGATGGTGCAAGAGATATAAGAAAGGCTGACAATGATGTACTCAAAGGAATTGAAACAATAAGCTCATTAATAGATAATGATATGTTTAGAGTATTATCACATTGCCAGAATGTATTGAATGAGATTAACTCATATAGGTGGGATGATAAAGCTCAGGAACGTGGAGAAGATAAACCTATCAAACAGTTTGACCATACATTAGATGCTATAAGATATGTCATTAATTGCAATAGATTATTACTACAAAGACTGATAACATCTGAATCAAAATAAAAATATTAAAAAAAACTCTTTACATCTTATTATATATATGATATATTATATATGAGGATAAACCTCAATTATAGTTTTCAGATGAAAGGGAGTATAAAAATGAAAAAAGAAAGATTAACAAAAGAAGTAATTGATTTATCAGTAAGACTTTATGAAACAAGAACTTTAAGAGGAATGATTGAACAGTTAGAAGATGAGTTTAATATCATAGTTAATTCAAATGAATATATGTGGACTGTATGTGATACTCTAGCACAAGAGATAATAAAGAAAAAGAATAAATAGAAATAAGGGGAGCTAATCCTCCCTTTAAATATAAAAATTAAAAAGGAGTAAAAAGAAAGATGATTAAAATGGTAAAGGTTGCTAATGTAAAACTGGAGGATTCAATCATTGAGACATTAGAGATTATTGCAGAACATATGTGTAAAGATGAATCAGGCACAAGAAACAAGGAAGACATAATAAAAGATTTCAATGATTCAGAAACTTATTATGTTCTAATAACTGAAAATGATGAAGTTAAAATTAATTATAATAAGCAGGCAAAAGAGTTTATGATTAGAGTTAATTTTGGCAATGTGTTTATGACTGAGAAACTGGAAAAGAGATTCATCAACCTAATGTCTTTCAGAAATGCTGCTAATGAGTGCATAAAAAGAACATATGCATCAGATGAGCTTTTACAGATAGCAAAAGAAATAGAAAAGATAAAAGATGATGAAGTAATGGACTCAGGAGAAAAGGAAGACAGGTTATTTAAATTAACAATGAAATCACTTGGAAAGATAAAAAAATTAGAAGAGATAGAAAAGATTTTTAAGGAACATATTCTTAAGTAGGAGCTTCGGCTCCTTCTTTTAGTTTATAAAGAAGGTGAATATTATGACAAGAGTAGAAATATGTAAGAACTCTAATGGTGAAATAATAGGTATAAAGGTTCAAGGGCATGCTGAATATTCAAAAGATGGACATGATATTGTATGCTCAGCAATAAGTGCTTTATCATTTAATCTAGCATATGGACTATTTGATGTAATAGGATTCTCAGATAAAGAAGTAGGTTATTTAGAGAAAGATGCATATATTGGAATAGTATATAAGTTGAATTATGATGATATAGACATAGATAAGATTTTAAAGGCCAAGATATTATTTAAGGCTTTTGCTATATCACTTAAGAATATGCAAGAACAATATCCTGATAATGTAAAGGTTGAGAATATAATATATTATAATACAGAGGTGAATTTATAATGAAAATATATGAGAATATGCCATTCCCTCCAATTAATCTGATAAATTTCAAGATGAGAGAACATTCTGCTTGGTATAGTGGGGACCCAAGTATTCTTGCTAATTTTTATAGTATGAATCCTAATAACACTCTATTAGGTAATGATTTATTGTTAAGAAATACAATGTTCTGGTCAAGGCAGATAAAGAATAAGAGTGATTTGTCAATACATGTACCAATAGCAGGTGATATTGCAGAAACATCAGCAAACTTTTTATTTAGTGAAGCACCTTCAATTAAAGTATCTCAGGCTAATACAGAGGAATCAGCATCACAATCTTATATAAAGGCCCAGGATGATATCATTAAAATGGCAGATAAGATTAATCTATTTAGGAAGATAAATGAAGCAGCAGAGACTTCAGCAGGAATGGGTGGGGTATATGTGAAGATTGCTTGGGATGAAGAACTGAGTGAGTATCCAATACCTGTAATTGTTCAGGCTGATAAAGCAATACCTGAATTTAGATTTGGTATAATGACAAAAGTAACATTCTGGACTGAATTAGAAATGGATGGTAAAGATAAGGATAAATGTGTTTATAGATTGCTTGAAACATATGAGAAAGGGAGTATAGTAACTGAATTATATAAAGGTACTTCTGATAGATTAGGCACAAAAGAAAATCTAAAAGCATATCCAGAAACACAAGATATTGAAGAATTGGTCGAAACTCCTGATGCTCTATTTGCTGTGTATATACCTAATGTATTACCAAATAGGATATTAAGAAGTTCATGCTTAGGAAGGTCAGACTATGCAGGCATAGAAGGATTAATGGATAGTTTGGATGAAACATTTACTGCATGGATGAAAGATATATCTATTGCAAAAGGTAAGATATTAGTACCTGAATGCTACTTGAATAAAGTAGACGAATTTAATAATGACCAAACAGTATTTATAAAACTTGATGTTGACCCTATTAGTGAATCAGGCAAGTTAATAACAGCAACTCAATTTGATATAAGAGCAGATAAGTTTGAGAAGACATCATTGAATTTATTAGAAAGAATTATCACTTCAGCAGGATATAGTCCTCAGTCATTTGGATTGAATATAGAAGGTAGAGCAGAATCGGGAACAGCACTAGAGCTAAGAGAGAGAAAATCATTTGCTACAAAGAATAAGAAAAGTCAGTATTGGCAGCCAGCATTAGTAAGAATAATTGAGTTATTAATATTGGCTTATTCAGAAGAACTTGGTGGGGATATAGAATTAGATTCAGAAATTAGTGTTGCTATAAGCGATGGAATTACAAATAATCTGAATGAAGTAGCAACATCAGTTAAAATGCTCTCAGATGCAATGTCAGCAAGTACAGAAACAAGAGTTAAGTTGATACATCCAGAGTGGACAAATAAACAGATTCAAGCTGAAGTTAAAAAGATTAATAATGAGAACTCAGTAGGGAATCCTGATAATAATCCAGATTTGATTCAGATAGAAAAAGGAAAAGTGAATAAAGAGGATGACCTAGAAGAATAGAGGTGAAATCTTATGTCTACATCAACTAAAAGTTTTATAAATGTAACTTTATATCAGCAGATGCAAAAGATATATGAGGATGCAGAGAATAATATTCTTCTTGCAATTAAGAAAAGAGCAGAAAGAGGATTAAGTTCAACAGGTACTTGGTATGAAGAAAAAGCTGGAAGTATTGCTGAAATGAGAAAGACATTGAGTATTCTTCTGAAAGGTAAAGAAGGAAAATCAAAAGGTAGATTGTCAGTAGGATTAGTTAAGGCTTATGAAGAGGGAATAAAAGGAGCCAGTAAGAGCCCTAAGGTACCTATTAGTATAATGAATGATGTAATACCTGAGAATCTTCAAAGGCTTATACTGGAGGCTAATGGATTAATAGATGGCACTTCAGTTACAATTCTTAGAGAAGGTTTAGATAGTTATAGAGAAGTAATTGCAAATACCAGTATAGGAGTTTTAGTTGGTCATCAAACACCTCAAGAAGCAATGAGAGATTCATTAAATAGATTAGCAGCAAAAGGAATCACAGGATTTGTTGATAAAGCAGGTAGAAAATGGGATATTGCTTCTTATGTTGAGATGGCAGTAAGAACAACTACCTCCAGAGCATCATTACAAGGGCATATTGATAGACAAACAGAATTAGGTAATGACTTAGTTATGGTATCAAGTATATATGCCACATGTCCTATATGTGCTCCTTGGAATGGTCAAATATTAAGTATATCAGGAAAATCAGAGATATATTCATCATTAGATGATGCTCAAGCAGATGGTTTATTTCATCCTAATTGTGGGCACACATTAACTGCTTATTATCCGGGTATTGAAGATACACCAAAACCTAATGTTGAGAGTAATCCTGAGTTATATAAAGCAACTCAAAAACAAAGATATCAAGAGAGACAAATAAGGAAATATAAGAGGATGCAAACAGTTGCAACAACTCCAGTAGATGTGCAAAAGGCAAAAGGTAATATATCACTTTGGCAAAGTAAGCAAAGAGATTTAATTAAACAATATCCTGAATTAACAAGAGATTATGTAAGAGAAGGAATCAAAAGTAGAATTGGTGATGCCAGTAAGGGCGATATTAAATCTATTATAACCCCAATGATAAAGAAACCTTTGGAAACTCCAATTAAGCCAGTAGAGGTTAAGGCTCCAATAGTTAAGCCTATCAAAAAGGTTCCCAAAGCAGTAAAATCTGAGTTTGAAATTACAAGTAAAGATTGGAAAGAAAGTCAGTTACAATTTCTAATTAAGCATGCAGATAGTATGTCAAATGAAGAAATAATGAGTTTTGCTGGATTTGATAGTTGGGCATATGATGATAAAAATGGTGGTTTAGATGCAATAAAACAATTATATAGAATGAATTTAAAAGAAAGAAAAAATTATTTTGGACGTGTTTGGGAAGATGAAAATGGTAGAGTAATAGGTGTAATGTCTTTAAGAGAAAGTATATCTGACCAAACAATAAGGATTCATCATTTGGGAATTAGTGATGGGCATATAGAATTAAGAGAACAGGCAATAAGAGAAGCAGCAAAGATGGCAGAAGGTAAAGATTTAATAATTGATGCAGATGAGGCTACTAAGGTCATATGTGATAAAATGGGCATGAGCACTTATATTATGGATACAGATGATACTGTTGCTCAATATATGATTCCAAAAGAAAGACTATCAGAGATAGTAAAAAATGGTGCTCTAAAGGCTGAGAAAGTAGTTAAGCCTGACTTTGATAATATGAAAGTATTAGAAGGTGTAAAGAATCAAGGATTGCAAAATATACCAACATTGCAGAATTATAATGAAGTTCAAGCAAAAGTGCATAAAGGTAAGAATATTGATATGTTTGAGTATACTTATGATAGCTTAAAAAATAGGGGTATAGATTTAGGAGCTGATAGTGTGAATAAAGGTGAAGCAGTTGTTAAAAGAGTAGAAGGAATCTTGCAAAATATGGCTGATAATTCAGATGCAAGAATGAGAGTAGAACCTGATATATTGGATAAGATAACTAAGAATAATAAGTTTAAAAATCAATTTGAGGTAGGTCATTCTAATGGTTCAATGGATAAAAATTCAAGATTTAAAGCATCAGTTAATATGTTTAATACTCC